AATGGGAAGAAAAAGAAGCGTGGCAGTATGGTGATGGATATGATGCAACAGGTGCGCCCAATGACTCTGATTATTTTGCGTATGAACCTCTTTACACCCATCCAATGCGTGAGTTAACTGACGAGGAAATAAACAAATTATGGGCAGAATCGCATGAAGATGGTATTGCTATGCAACAAGGCTTTACAACTCAACAGCACTATTTTGCGCATTTATTACTAAAGAAAGCGAGTGAGAAATGAACGCAGGTATTGAGATGTTGATTGAACGATTAAAGACACACCCCGAAGATTTTCATTACAACATTAACGGCGATGCTTATAGCTCGGCTTGGGGTGACATATTAAAAGAAGCTTTGAATTGTAATTATATTACCAAAGAAGAACAAGAAGCGGTTAGGAATGCAAAGCTAGAATCACAACGTGAATATTTTACGCACAGAGTTTTAGAAATATTAACGCTATCCAATACCCCTCGAATTGACCAGCATGTGCTTAGATCATATCCGTCCCATATTTCAACATGGGGTAACGTTACAACCGGAACGTTAACATCTGTGCCACTAACACACAAACTGGGGTAAAGATGACCGAATATGAAGATAAAGTTATTGAATTATTGCAGAAAATATTGACTACTTTGGAGTTAAAATGGATAGAACTGCCGGATGGAGCAGCCTATTTATACAAGAAAGCTGAGGACAAAGATGCCATATGTGAACAAACCCCGCCCATACAAGAAGGAATATCAACAACAGAAGGAACGAAATGAGCAACCTTCAAGAAACGCCCGTGCCCGTGCAAGATACAAGCTTGACTCAGAAGGGGTCGATAGAAAGGGTAAAGACATTGATCATGCCATACCCCTCAGCAAGGGAGGTACCAACGCTCCATCAAATCTCAAGCTTAAAAGTCCCTCAGCCAACCGCTCGTTCTCAAGAAACTCCGACCACACGGTAAAGAAAAATAAACCTAAAAATGGAAATACTAAATAACAAAACTTTAATTGTAAATACACGCAGACCGCATTTAATTACGCAGTGTATACCTAACAGTAAAGTGCTAGAAACAAACGGTGACTTACATAGAGTTGCCGTTAATTGGGGTTTAGAAGAAGTTCAAGCATTAAGTAAACTAAAGATTAAAAAAGTGCCATCGCCAATCCAGCGTGATTATAAGTGGCCGGGTGTTTTCCCACCGATGCAACACCAACGAGATACTGCTAACTTTTTGACTATACATCAAAGAGCATTTTGTTTTAACGAGCAGGGTACGGGTAAAACTGCATCATCAATATGGGCAGCGGACTATCTACTAACTCAAAACAAAATTCGTCGTGTGCTAATCATATGCCCCTTGTCTATCATGCAATCAGCATGGCAAGCCGACTTGTTTAAGTTTGCGATACACCGCAAAGTTGGTGTGGCTTACGGCAATAGAAACAAACGCAAAGCAGTTATAGATAGCGATGCTGAATTTGTTGTGATCAATTACGATGGTGTTGAGATTGTTGCAGAAGATATTGCTAAAGGTAAGTTTGATTTAATTATCATTGATGAAGCTAACGCATATAAAACAGTAACAACAAAACGCTGGAAAACACTTAACAAAATTATAAACCCACAGACATGGTTATGGTTAATGACAGGAACACCAGCAGCACAAAGCCCAACTGATGCTTACGGTTTAGCTAAGTTATGTGTGCCGCACAATGTCGACAAATTCTTTGGTGCGTTCAGAGATAGAGTGATGGTTAACATAACAAAGTTTAGATGGATACCTAAACCAACCGCTAACCGTACTGTCTACGAAACCCTACAACCTGCAATTCGTTTTACTAAAGCTGAATGCTTAGACTTACCAGAGATAACACATGTCTTTAGAGATGCACCGCTTACCCCACAGCAACTTAAATACTACAAAATCCTTAAAGATGAAATGCTTATGGTGGCAGCGGGGGAAGAGGTTAGTTCCGTCAACGCCGCAGTTAACCTTAACAAACTCCTACAGATTAGCGGTGGGGCTGTATATGCTGATAATAGCACTGTCATTGAGTTTGACGTGTCTAATCGACTATCAGTTATTGAGGAAGTTATCAATGAATCCAGTAATAAAGTCCTTGTGTTTGTGCCTTTTACGCATACAATAGAATTGCTCAGATCGCATTTGAGAGGGGCTGGTATTACTTGTGAAGTCATCAACGGCAGTGTGCCAGTCAATAAGCGCACCGAAATATTTAATAGCTTTCAAACTCAATTAGACCCTAAAGTTTTAGTCATACAACCCCAAGCAGCGTCACACGGTGTCACATTAACTGCCGCAGATACAATCATATGGTACGCACCCGTAACTTCAATCGAAACTTATTTGCAAGCTAATGCACGGATAGACAGGCAGGGACAGAAAAACAAGATGACTGTTGTGCATATTAAGGGTAGTCCCGTAGAGACAAAGCTATACAATATGTTGCAAAATAAACTAGATATTCACACCAAAATAATTGATTTATACAATAACGAAATTACTGAAAAAAATACTTGACACAGTAAAGTTTTAGTATATAATTAATCTAACAGGCAAAGACCTGTATTTACTTGAAAGGAAATAATTATGGCAGAAACTTCAGCCGATCAACTAGTCGCCGTCTATATTAAAATTCGAGATGCTAAAGAACAACTTAAGCATGATTTTGATGTTCAGAATGCTGAACTAGAAGAGCAGATAGATGTAATCGAGCAAGAACTTTTAGAGATGTGCAAAACTATTGATGCTGATAGCATTAAGACTAAGCATGGACTAGCAATGCGCACCGTTAAAAGCAGATACACAACCAACAACTGGGAAAAGTTTTACGAGTTTGTATTCGACCATAAAGTACCTGAGCTGTTGGAAAAACGTATTCATCAAACGAATACAAAAACCTTTTTAGAAGAAAATCCGGAATTGTTGCCACCCGGACTAAACGTGGACAACGCATACTCAATCATCGTAAGGAGAAGCAAATGAGCGAAATAGCTCTTTTTAAACAGAACATTCCAGCATACTTAAAAAATGCGGAGTTAGACGAAGTTACTAAAGCACTTGTAAAGGGTGGCAGTAAAACTAAACGTATTGCTTTAGGCAATAACAAATTTGTTCTTAAAATTGGTGGTGAAGAAATATCAAAGAGTGCTACTAATAAACTAGAAGTTGTAGTTGTTAATGCCGCACCTGATGTATCTCGTACATTCTATGCGTCTGCATACGATCCTGATGGCGAAGCAACTCCGCCTGACTGCTGGTCTCCTAACGGTAGAGTACCCGATGTTTCTATTACAAGCCCACAGCATAGCAACTGCGATAGCTGCCCTAAAAATATAGAAGGGTCAGGTCAAGGCAAAACTAAGGCATGTAGGTTTAGTCGCCGTATTGCGGTTGTATTAGCCAATGATATTGGTGGCGATATTTATCAGATGGAATTAAAGTCTAAGTCATTCTTCTACAGCAAAAAAGACCCAGGAGATTTAGGCCATATGCCGTTCGATCAGTACGCAAACTACGTAGGTTCGCAAGGCTTTAGTTTAAGTAACTTAGTTACTGAGATGCGCTTTGATGAAGATGCAACGGTCGGCAAGTTGTTCTTTAGACCAACTAAATTCCTTGAAGAAGATGAATCTATTATAGCTAAGCAACAACAGCAATCACCCGTTGCTAAAAATGCTGTTACTATAACCATTGCCCAAACTGATGGCGTTGCAAAGAAAGCTTTACCTGCCCCTACTCCAAAAGCTGAAGCTGAAGCTGAAACTATAGCCGAGCCAAAGAAGAAGGAAGAAAAGAAAGCTGAGCCTACTCCTAAGAAAGACATTGCCAATATATTAGGCAAGTGGTCTACATCTGACGAAGAAGAATGAGCTTAAGAGGATATAGCTATCAACTTGTGAAGGCTAACCTAGCTGCAGACTCTAGTTTAATAGGGGTGCAGTTAGGTAGGTACTGTATTGCCAAAGATATACCAGTCTTCGATATGGCACAAAAGTTAGGTGTGTCAAAGATGACTCTGTATCATTGGTTTGTTGGCAAATCAGTGCCGCACAAAACGAGAGCCGAAAAAATAACTAAGCTACTAAATAAAGCTAAATTTAGTATTTAACAACGGGCAATAATATGGCAACAATAGATTTATTGAATAGAGTATTGCCCCCTGAAGGAACAGGATATTACTGCATACTTGGTTTAAAAGAAGATAAAGAAAAACCGCCAATACAATCTTTCCATAAGACGCTACAGGAAGTAACCGATCGGGTCGACGATTTACTAGCTAAAAAATTTAACGCATATTTTGGCTGTGCTAAATACGAAGATGAAGACGAAGGACGTACACAAAAAAATAGCGCTTACTTTAAAAGCTTTTGGTTGGATGTTGACTGTGGTGTTGGAAAGCCATACGAAACACAAGCGATAGGTTTAGAAGCTTTAGCTGAGTTCTGCTCAAAAATTAAGATGCCTTTACCTACGGTAGTAAATTCAGGCAGGGGTATTCACGCCTACTGGGAACTAAGTGAAGTCATCAAAAGAGAGCAATGGCTACCTGTAGCTAAGCGGATAAAGTATTTATGCCAAGAATATGAGTTCAAAGCCGACCCTTCAAGAACGGCAGAAAGCGCATCGGTTTTAAGAATACCTGAAACCTTTAACTTTAAACAAGACCCTCCACTACTAACAGAAATATTAGCAACATCTAAACAACTGACGTACGACTTTGTTGTTAAAAAGCTAGGTGTATTAATTGCACCTAGTCATATCAAGCAATCTTTTAATGAGTCGGCTAAGTTTGCAAAAAGCAACCAACAAAGTAGATTTAAAACGATTATGATCAAGACCATTAATGGTCAAGGCTGTAATCAGATTAAAGACTTGGTAGAAAACCAAGATACTATGGATGAGCCTAGATGGCGAGCAGTGCTTAGTATTGCGGCGTTCTGCGTAGATAAAGATACTGCGATACATGCTGTTAGTGAAGGGCATCCTGATTATAACTATGACGACACGGAGAGAAAAGCCAATGAGATTAAAGGACCGTATACCTGTGAAAAAATGGATTCGTACAACCCGGGCAAGTGTGAAGGCTGCGGGCATAAGGGAAAAATATCAAATCCCATACAGCTTGGGGTCGAAATCATCCCTGCTAATAAAAATGCTGTTGTTGTCGAAGCAGATGCACAGGGAGAAATAATCGAGGAGTACAAAATACCTGAATATCCGTTCCCTTATTTTAGAGGTCAAAACGGTGGTGTTTATATGCGAGTTAAAGATGAAGATGACGAACAAGGCGTAATCAATATCTACGAACATGATCTATATGTAGTTAAAATGTTAAACGATCCTAAGCGTGGCGACATGACTTGGATAAGGTTGCATCTCCCCAAAGACGGGACAAGAGAATTTGCACTGCCGCTTACTGATGTACTTACACCGGACAAACTACGAGATAAGCTTGCATGGTATGGCGTTATTGCAGGTAAAAAACAAATGGAAGCCATTATGGCGTATTTAATTAAGTTCACAAAAGAACTTCAACATAAAGCAAAGGTAGAAAAGATGAGAACACAGTTTGGTTGGGCTGATAATGACACAAAATTCATTTTAGGCGACAAAGAAATATCAGCAACGGGCGTATCGTATAGCCCGCCATCTAGTAGCACAGGCAGTTTAGCGATCCACATGGAGCCGACAGGTAGCTTCGACGAATGGAAAGCCATAGCAAACACATACAATAAAGCTGGGTTTGAGCCACATGCGTTTGGGTTCTTCACTGCATTTGGTTCGCCCTTGATAAAACATTTAAATCTAAAAGGCGCAATCATTAATTTAATTAATGAAGAGTCAGGCACAGGTAAGTCAACAGTCCTTAAGATGTGTAATAGCGTCTGGGGACATCCCGAAGAACTAATGCTTCAATGGAAAGATACAATGAACACGATGATTCACAGGCTCGGCATTATGAACAATCTCCCTGTAACGATTGACGAAATAACTAAACTAAGTGGCGATAGCTTTTCAGATTTAGCGTACAGCATTTCACAAGGTCGTGGCAAAAACCGCATGATGCAGCATGAAAACGCTGAAAGAAAGAACGATACGAAATGGGCGGCAATTGCTTTATGTAGTTCTAATGCATCATTTATGGATAAGCTTGCCGCACTTAAAGCTACACCCGATGGCGAGTATATGCGCACACTTGAGTACCGCATAGATGCAACTAATCACTTAACCAAAGAAGAAGCCGACAACATTTTTAACGGTCTGTATGCCAACTATGGTCATGCAGGTCTTGAATATGCTAAGCATTTAGTAGCTAATTTAGAAAGCGTTATTGATACAGTTGTTCAAGTGCAACAGAAGTTAGACGCAGAAGTAGGGTTTACCAGCCGTGAAAGATTCTGGTCTGCAACTGCAGCGTGTAACATAGCAGGGGCCCTTATTGCCAAAGATTTAAAAATTATTCCTGACTTTAATATCGCTAGAGTCTATCGTTGGTTGGTTAAAGAATTGATCAGAATGCGCACAGAAGTTAAAGCCCCAACCAAAACCAACCAAGCTAGTATTATCGGTGAGTTTATGAACGAGCACAGAGCTTCTACTTTAGTCATCAACGGTAATGCAGACGCAAGATCAGGCATGGAACAGTTGCCGATCGTCGAGCCTAAGTTTAACGATCTGTTGGTACGCATTGAGCCCGACACTAAGCTATTGTTTATTAATGCAAAACATCTACGTACGTATTGTTCCAAACATCAAATCGACTTAAAAAATACTTTGAAAGGTTTAGAAGCCGACAAAATTTATTTGAAGCAAGTCAAAAAACGCTTATCAAAAGGAACTAAGCTTCAGTCACCTGCAGTTGATGTATATGTATTTGACTTGGATAATGAACACTTTTTGGATGCAGAACAATACATAAATGCTGATACACGGGATTGATTTTAAAATTAACTGGGCAAAGTTTATTGTGGGGGCATCCTTCTTTATACCTTGCCTAGATACTGAAGATGCAATTATACAAGTGAAGAGGACCGTAAAAAGATTACGCTATGCTGTAGAAATACGTGTGGTTATCGAGCACGGTATTCAAGGCTTGCGTGTTTGGCGAATAAAGTAGTATACTTGCCTTGGTGATTGATGGTTTCGATTGCCCCTTTCGAGAAGCAATATTTATCCCCACCTCTCTCCGGTGGGGTTTTTTTATCTGTAGATTTGATCAAGTATTGGGTAGAGGTTTTTATTTATATTTACCCCACCATGCAGATTAGCTTTAGCTCTATCCTCATAATGCTGTTTAATACTTGCACGTAAGCTTTCGCCTTTTATTGGGTATGTCGGATAAGTAGAATTAAACTTTTGAATTTTTACAAGGGCTTTTTCTAACATATCTGCGTCGCCTTTATCTACAGCAATAAAGAAGCCATTAACGATATTTGTTTTAGCTAACTCAATTTTTACAGCGGCACTTTTTTCTCCAAAAGCTTTTTTCTGCGCTAGTGCAATTTCTTCGGAAGTAAAACCAAGCATTTGTGTTAGGGCTTGTGCCGTATTTACTTCGTCTACTAATGTCGCACCTGCTGATGTTTTTGCTTCGCCATCAATTAAATAGCGAGTACCTACCATAACATTCTTAATTGCAGCCGGCATAATTGCTTCAACTGCACGTTCAGTATCCCCTGCACTATATTTTTTTATAGCTTCAAAAGGTTTTAACCCTGTGCTTACCGCAGGTCCCATCATGCTAACCAGCATATTTTTAGCGTAAATAACAGGATCGTTACTAGGTGTAACATCAGGGAACCACATGTCCGTTAAATTAACATTCATACGATCGGCAAAGTTTATTCCAGTTGCTGCTGTTAAGACCCCACGATTTATAACATGCCCAGCAACTCCACCAAACGTATCTTCACACCAATTTTTGAACCAGTTATCTACATCAAAATCGTCATCGTCACCAAAAATAGCGTTCATTGCTTTAGCTATGCCTGCAAATATAAAGAACATAGGAAGTCCTGACATACCCGCAGTTACAAAAGTAGTTGCCATCATACCCATAAACTTTTGGCGGGATTCTTTACGTTGCTGTTCTAACTCTTTACGTAATACATTAAGTTTTTGTTCTTGTTCATCTTCAGGCGAATTTTTCATTTGAGCTTTTGCAAGTGCAAGTTCGGCATCAATATTGCTTATCCAAGCTTTTTCAAAAGTCCTCCATAACAATATCGTCATGTGTTGCGGATATTGTTTAAATTGAAGAATAATGTTTCGTTTATCCCCACGGAAATAACGTGGCTTGTTAATAGTTTCGTAGTTAAACATAGTTTCTTGAACTAAGTTACGAGCATCTGATATTGCGGCTTCATACGCATTTTCATTGGTATAACCTTTTTCAAGATACTTTCTATACGCCATATCAAATGAAGCCATGAATGTTGTTTCACGGTTGTATTTTTCAGCTGCGTGGAACGGTAAGCTAGCGTAATACATTGCTTTTTGCCAGCGTCCAGTATATTTGTTTGATGACATTTCAGCCATAGCCGCATTATCATGCGCTAAAGTTGTATCAATAACATTTAGCCTAACCCCAGCGTCATATACATCAGCAAGAGTTTTACCTTGAGGTAAAGCAGCATTATCTCCTACAGATAATATGCCAGCTAAATTACTGCGAGCCAACGATGGAAATAAGGTAAAGTTCCCTGTCTTTTTATCTGTAAACATTTTCTCATTGCTTGCTGTTTCAAACAACAAACGATTATATTTAGCTAGACTTTTTACTACATTACCCATTCCATATTTAGGTGCAGCTGCAGGTGTGTAGATACCGGGTATAGCCATTATATTAACTATTGCTGACGCAGGAGACGTTAAGTAGTATAAGAATCCTGATTGAGTTGCAAAAGTTGTTAACTTGCTTTGTTTAGGTGGTTCAAGCACAGCAGTTTTAAGGTTAAGCTCTAGCTCACGTACGTAATCACGCCATCTAGATGCTTCTTTTAAAGGCATAAACTTTAACGCATCACTTGCGAGGTCTAAATTTTGAAACAGTTGTGGCAGATGCTCAAACCTAGAACGTTGATATGCTATACGCTGACGAGATTCATTGAATGCCCTAAACATATCACCGCTTAAGCCCGGTACATTCTTACGATGGATGAACATCTTTCTAATGCTTTGTGATGGCATCATCTCTAAATACCATTGATCAAACCCGTCAATTAAATTTTTGCGTAAAGACTCAACTTTATCGGGATCATTTTTTGTTTGTATGTCGGCTGTAGTTTTATTAATCAAATCACGTATGTCATCCAACTGCTTAGCATCAGCTAACTTAGCATTAAATTGTGTGCTAAATGAATTACCTGTCTTGAGCTCATCTTCCGCAGCGTCTATTGCTTTATCTAATGTTAATGCCGAGTTAGCCGCCATTTTTTCTTTTACTAAGCGTTTAATTTCAGCTTCTTTAGCTATATTGCGTGAAGCTGCGTCTTCAAACTGCATGAATGTTATATTGCCTTTTGTTTTACCAATCTGTAGCCAATACTCTCCAAAGCGTTTAATTGGAAAATATGGCTTGATGATATCCTCACTAAGAGCTTTATATTTTTCTTGCATAGCCGTTTTAATTTCTTCGTTAACAGCTTTAATTTCTTCGGCGGTTGGGTTTTTGCTTTTTAAGAGTTTACTTTGCATGTTTAAGCCTAAACGTTTTAGCACTAGCTTAATATATTCATCCATTCGGCGTTCATAAAAGTTACGGACTTCACGGTAGATTTGTATAGCCTCATCGCCATTAGGTCCAGCCGCCATAGCATCCCAAGCAGCTTGTGCTTGTTTACCAGCTTTGGTGTTTTTAAGCGCTTTAGCATTGTGACCTGCACCTTGCGGGTCTGGGTCAACTTTAGCAAACGTTGCTTCAATCATTGCTGTGTCTAATTGCTTTGCTTTAGCAGGATTTTTTGACTGTAAAGTATTCCATAAAGAAACAGCTGCCTCACTTTCACCAAGAATTTTATTGCGTGTGTTTAACATCGCATCTTTTTCGTCACGATATCTTTTAAAGTAAGGCATGGCTTCGCCTACTATATCGGTTATTTGATCTAGTGTGAGCCCACCAAGCAGATACTTTCTATATTGATCGGGAAGGCTGCGTAACCATATAACTAAATTTTCTTTGTTTAAATTTTTCCATGTCATACGCCCACTAATTTGGTCATTAATAAGTGCGTTACCAAGATTTTCTTGATTATTTACTCTAGTTGTTGCTATAGGTTTAGGTGTTTTCGGTGCATTTTTTCTTGGTCTACCCATGTTAGAAATAGTTAATCCAGAACCTGATCCATCATTACGAGCTGAAAATAACACTTCAGTATTAGCAAGTGTATGAAAAAGAACATTATTAACGCCGAGTAATCTACCAACAACTTGCATGAATCTAGACCAAACTGTTTTTGGTCCTTCCATTTCGTACTTTAATTCTTTAAGAAAATTTTGAAACTTTTTGTTAGAAAATGCTTCGGCTACAAACTCATCAAGGTCTGTAAATGCATATTCAGACTGATCTTTACTGTGTTCTCTTGCGTAGTTAAATAGCTCTGTTAGATTATCTAAAGCATAAAGCTGCTCCCTGCTTAATTTGCTTCGGTTATTTATTGCCCACTGTGTAGCCGCATGAAGTATTTCATGCAATAAAACATGATTATTTGTGGTGCCAAAATGATACGCTATATCTGTATTTAAGTTTATTGAATCTATTGCACCGCCAAGATAAAACCCCGGAGCATCATAAGCACTTGCTGCATTTTCATACGTCTCTATAACTTCATCTAAAGTTTTTTCAAGCCCGTCAAACTTTATGAATTTTTGTTTTTTTAAAAATTTGTATGCCTCTGCAGTTTCTAATACAGGTGAAGCCATGAGTTGTTGATCAACATAAATCATTGCACCGGGATATACAGATTTTAAATAATCTTCCAAACGGTCAAGCTGTGGATTAACTTGCCTGACATACAAACGCAATAAATCAGATTGTTTATTAAAAAATATATCTGTCTTTAAATTCAAACCCATTAAACGTTGCGCTAAATTGCGAGTATATCCAGAGCTTGTATTATATAAAGCTTTTAGTACACCTTGTATATCGTTTGCTTGAATAGCATCGTATACAGTAGGATGAACATTACCACTAACAGTTTCACTTACGCCTGACTTATTAAGGATATCATTCTCTGGAGCTAATTTACGTGCTTGTTTAGTTAACTCATTAATACTTTCACGTATACGAGCTTGACCATCTTTATCAAATAGAGGTAGTTGTTTTGTTAATTCTTTGATCTGATCTTGTATTGTTTTTAACTCTTTTGCTTTAGCAATATCTTCTTTAGACGGCTTACCTTTTTTCTTAGTTTCAACTATTGGTGCTTTATAGGCAGCTGGATGTTCTTTTGGTAAAGCATTTTTTGCCAGCATAACTTCTTTACGTATTTCGTCTACATACGCTGGATCCATGTTACTTTCTTTAGCAACTACCCAATTATCGAAGGCTTCGTGGTATTTTTGCACTGCTTCATCACTCCGCAGATCTTGGGGTAGCTCAGTAATTTCAGGTGTTTTTTGGACGTGCCTGAGCTTCTTCTCATCTTCAGACATTTCTCGACTAGGTTGTTGACCTAACTCTTGGTCAAGCTCAGCTTGTAACTCAGCCTGTTCTGTTTCAGTTGGTGCTTCTTTTGTTACATCTACAGGAGTTTCTTCAGAAGCATACTGAATAGCTTCTTTAATTTTTTGAACCGTAACTTCAGGTTTTTGCCCTTTTTTAACCACAAGTCCTAAATCACGAGCTAAATCGTTTATTGCTTTAGTTTTAGGTGCACTAATACCTTGTTCCATGTCGGCTATAAACATGGTAGCTCTTTGTTTTAATTCTCTATCTAAAGGTTCCGTTGTCTCGGCCTCGGTAACGTTACTGACGGGAATATCTTCAGGCGCATTGTATGCTTGCCATGCATTTTCTAATTCATTACGTTGGTTTTCAATTTCTTTTATCTTGTCGACTTCTTGTTGTGCTTGTTTATCTTGCCTAGTTCTACCTTCGTACTCACGAATTAATGCGTTAAGTTTATTTGAAGCAGCATCATATATAGTTGGGTCTTTAACACCTTGCTCATTTAAAGTACCAATAAGGTTTGTAAGCGCAGAATCAAAAGCTTGTTCAGGACTTTCAAACTCCCTCATCTGGTCAATTACGTTTAAAAAATTTAGCTCCGCAATACTTTCAGCATTTGCAATTTGTTCTTGACGTTTTTTGTCGGCTTCTTCTAGTGCACCAGACTCATCAACTTCTCGATTTCCAGTTCCTGCAACAGTCTGTCCAGCTCCACCCACGTCTGTAGTGGTAGTCTCTCCAGCCCCTGCGGCGGCTCCTTGTCCTGTTTGCTCCGTAGATATAGGAACGCTTGGCTCACTAATTCCGGTGTCAACTCCAGTAGATTCTCCTGAGACATTTTTTTCCTCTTTTTTAGGTGGATTTTTTAAAATATCGTCAATAAAAATATCTAAGTCATCATCGCCAAGAGAAATACCTTTTTCTTTTAAATCGGTTTTAGCGATATCTTTAATAGTATCTTTAACGGCTTCTTGACTACCTTGATCTAGTTTATTAACTTCTTGTTTAGCTTTATATGCTGTCCTTGCACCAACCCCTGCTCCCAGACCTAATCCGGCAACACCTTCAAGCACAGCATTACTAACAACACCACGTATCAACGGTACATCATAACCTTCTCGTTGCAACGCAAGATTTTCTGAAAGCTGTTCTTGTCCAGCTTGTGACGCTTCAGTAGCAAACTCAGTAGCACCTTCTTTAGCTGCATATTTTTTAATACCTTGTGCAGCAATCTTTTTAGTTTCTTCTTCGGCTTTTTCTTTAGCTGTTTTTTGAATAATTCCTTTTGATAGGCTTTTAGCTAGTGCAGGTTCAATACCTGTAGAAGCACCGATTGTGCCTATTGCCGCACCGGTTAAAATCATGTCTAAGTTTTTGCCGTTATAGTNTTGAGCTAGTTTTGCCCTTGCCTCAATTTGATCTTTAGGCATGTCGGTTTTACTAAGCTCTTCTTTAACAGCATCGTAGATAGTACCTTTTATAGTACCAGCACCCATAGCTGCACCAATACCAGCTCCAACAGCCGTACCTATTAAAGCGGGAGCTCCACCAACAGCTGCAGCTAAGCCACCAACAATAGCAGGTGCTGAAGTACCTAGCGCATTTACAAGAGTATCAACAGGAGCTACGCTTAATGCTTTAACGCCAGCCACAACTTGGTCAAGAACGCCTTTATCCTCGGCTTCTTTCATAATCCGTGATATTTCTTCGGAATCTTTTTTAGACTGCGCACTCATCAAACTAGCAAGGTAATCTTCCCCACCTTTTAATGTTTTGCTTATATCACTACCTGCGCCAAATGCATCGGCAATCATGCGTACCCCAGTAACTGCACCTTTACCTAGCTGTAATGGAACGTCCGCTACTTGTCTGAATATAGATTGATCTTCAGGGCTTGGTTCAGGTTCTTCTTTTTTAATTGGTACGCCACCAAACTGTTCAGCTAAATTGGTTGTTTTTTCTATAGGTTTACCACCAAATTGGGCAGCCAAATCGTTTAATGGTTCTTTTTCAACAGGCTTACCGCCATATTGAGCGGCTAATTCGCTAAGGTTCATTATTTACCTTTGTTTTGCTTTTGCCGCTTTATATGCATCTAAACTTTTTTGATCTGGGAACGCATACCCATCCATTACTAAAGAATTATTTTGTGCTGGTGGTGCAGTTTGTGCAGGGGTTGTACCATAAATTTCATCTTTTCTTTTTTGCTTGTACGCTTCAACTCTAGCTAGAGCTTCTTTATCCCCCTTCACTGCTTTTTGAACATCTTTAAGTATAAAAGGATCAGACATTAAACCACTTAAAAACTCTTGATACAATTTATCAGCGCCCCTTTTGTTTGCTGCCGCAACTGATTCATCGCCTTGTTTAGTTGCAGTTGTCATGCGTTCCTGTATTTGGGCTAAGGTAGGTGGCGGCAAGCCTTTTGCTGCATTTTCAGCAGTCATTTCTCTTTCGTAGCGTTGTAATTGTTCTTTTAATAACGCTGTAGGTGCATTTTGAACAGCCGCATGAATTTGTGCTTGTTTTTCTCTGCTTATATTATCCATTTCATGTGCTTTAAGCGTATTCTGTAATGTAGCTGTTTCTTTTTGCGCTGCTAGTTTATGTTGAGTAGCTTTATCGTAGAAACCTTGAGCTTTCTCAATATCACCTTTAGCTTCAGCACGTTGACCTTTTTTCATCTCCGCAGATTGTTTAACTAAGTTATCGTTAAGGTCATCGTATGTTTTCTGAATATCTGCTTGACCCAGCATATACTTTTTACCACCGGCAATAGCAGCAGTACCTAAACCACCAACAGTAGAACCTGCTTCAAGCCATGCTAAAGCTTCATTTATTTTTTCTGCTCGGCGTTGTTTTTCTGGTAATCCTGTTCTACGTTCTTTAATGTGCTTCTGATATTCTATTTCTTCAGGAGAAAGATTAGCCTCTACATTTTGTAATCCAGCTGATAATAGTCCTTGTTGTGTTGCAAGAGCTTCTTGTGGGGTTGCATAACCTTTTGTTGCTTCAGCAGCACCAGCTTTTAATCCATATGGATCTGTAACTTCATCACCTTTAGCAAACCGAGGGATAATTCCGCCTTCAGCCATGTTCATACCTAAATCGCCAGTATCACCTGCAGCTACTCCAGTCATATTCTGACCTAGCTGATCTTCAGCTTGTTTAGTAGCAATCAGTTGTTTAATGCCGGGGCTTGTTGTTTGCTGCATTAATTTAGGTAATTCTTTTTGGCTAGGTTGTGCGTAGGCATCGGACTGCGCTATGTCATCAATTTTGTTTTCTAGCCCAACTAAAACGCCAGACTTATATCCGGGTATATGCTTAGCAATACCGCCTTTAGCCATAGCTCTAATTGTGCCGCCTTCTTTTTTACCTGTATACGCATTGTATGCGCCGAGTAATCCAGCAGCTTGTTGCGCAACCGGTGCTTGAGCTTGGTATGATTGGACTGCAGTAGATTGCATAGGCAAACCACGTAACATATTAGACATCAAGCCTAACTGCATCATCGGGTATTGTTGAGCTGTAGCGTAATCTTGAACCGCTTGGTTAATCTTGCTTTGTTCTTGCGCTTGTTGCAACGCACCTTGCTGTGCTTGAGTACCGATGATACCTTGCTGAGCATTAAGTTGTTGACCGCCAATATTAGCTAAGTTAGCTGCGGCTTGACCGGCTTGTCCATATCCAGCTTGTTGAGCTCCAACACCAGCAAGACCTGCTTGTGCTCCCTGCATACCAAGTTGTCCAGCTTGATTAGCACCTTGAAGCCCCATGCCATAACCTTGCATAGCTTGTTGACCAGCTTGACCGGCACCTTGTAAACCCATGCCATAGCCAGATAATGCCTGTTGATTACCTGCAAGTGCTGCTTGATTAGAAGCTTGCATTTGTTGTTGTGCGTTTTGGAACGCATTGTTATACCCTTGACCAATAATTTGATTCTTAGCAAGATTAGCATTACGTTGATTTTCAGCCGCCATTAATGCTTCACGGCTTCCACCAAAAGCACCTGACCTAGTAGCAGCGCCTTGTTCTTGTTGCCCAGTAATATCATACTGACGCTGTGTTTCTGCAAGTTGTGGGTTTAAACTAGCTTGTAAATAAGGGTTCATGTAACTTTGAACTGCATTAGGGTCTTGAGACATTTGCCCTAAACTCTGCCCAATTTGAGCACCTTGCTGTCCAGACATAGCGCCTAAACCACCATACATATTAGACATACCTGCAGCTTGTTGCCCTGCCTGTGACCCAAGTCCACCGTACATATTAGACAATCCTGCCGCTTGTTGACCGGATCTTGCACCCATACCACCATACATACCAGCTTGACCTGTAGTGCCCAGTGCACCTAAACCAGATGTACTAGCTAGACCGGTAGCGGCATTATATTGGTCTGGCATTTGCAGATTAGCAGCACCTGATTGTGCTTGTTGTTGAAGCGGGCTAAACCCAGCGTAATAATCTGATGGGTTTGAACTATAAGGCGTATAAGGTTTAAATCCTTCTATACCAGAAGAACCCATATTAAATAATTGGCTTTGAGTAGCGTTGAGCATATTCTCAACATAAGGACGAGCATACTCAGGAACATTGGTTTGATATGAAGTAGCTTGTGTTGGAGCAGGTGTACCGCCGCCGCCTCCGCCTTTACCCCCGCCGTAGAGCGTAAATTGATCTATAAAAAACCGCTTCCAAAACTTTAACATATTCATATTCTACGCTCCACAATCCATCTACAATCGGCTTTATTCATGTGAAATACCACTAAATCGCCACCGTCATCATGCATACCTTCAAACCGTAAAGCTTCTTTAAACCCAAGCTTTTGGTCATACTCTATAGCTTTTGTATTATTACTGTTAACTATACCAAATACCTTTTCTAAACCACAATGGTTAAACGGAAAATCAAATGCGCCAAACAGCAACCCTTTAGGGGTATACCCACCTTTAAGATTAACCATATGCATCTGGCAAGTCTTACCTATAAATGCCGTATAACCAATAACCCATTCTATTTTATTTTGTGCATCAACCCAAAACAAGGCTTGTAAATCATTACATGGTTGAACACCAATTTCTTTAAGCAATATAGACGCAGCAATTTGTTTAGCTTCTAAAGACTGAGCAAACTGTAGCATTTATGTAGGTAAAAATTTATTTGCGTTAATTTGTTTACCTTGAGCTTTCCTACCAGTTCTTGCTTTACGAATCTTATCCATCATGCTATATAACTTTTTAGCACCAGCATCAGTTGAACCGTTGCCTAAATGAGACACAACATCAGCAGGGACTACAAATTCACCGTCGGCTAAACGAGCTGGTTGATGTTTCCCAATCTGTGCAGGTATATTATCGCTCATTCCATCGCCCGGACCCTTAAGCAAACGCCCACCATCTGAGTAAGAACCTAATGTTGCAATACCACCTGATGCACCTGTGTCAGAAAAATCACCACCTAGTTTTTCTATGGCAGTCTTAGGTAAACCCGCAGACTTAACATTTGCTCTTTTTGCTGTTTGTTTATACCCAGCTTGAGCTGCGTTCCATGCAGGTAAATTTTTAGTTGTTAAATTAGTATCGTAATAAATCCCAGTATCAGGAATACCGGCTGAAGCAGATAAATGCCCACCTGAAGCTAAGTGAAATGGGTTAATAAAGTCATTATCTCTAAGTCTATCTACGGTATCCGTTTCCCGTTTAAATTCATCCTTAGCAGAGTCGTATAGTGGATGTGACTGTCCTAGACCTAGTAGTTGTTCAATAACGCCACCCGAAGCCATAGCTTGAGTTTGGTCACCTGTAAATGGATTAGTAGCAGGTTCAAAATTACGAACATCCATAGCATTAGAAGGTAGCTGAGTTGGATTCATAAAGTTGGTATGTTCTTGTTGGCTCATTGGGTATGTTTGACCTGCTAAGCCGCCGATAGCCATCGCTTTAGGCGCATATGGATTTTGTGTGTAGTCGGTATACTGCGCTTTATAGTATGGGTTTGGGCGCTCTGGCTCATATCCTTTGAAGTTTGGTGATAGTCTAGCAAAATTCATTGGGTTATTGTTTGGCGTTTCAAGCTGATTTGGTACACCTTGTTGAGGAGTTAATGCATTAGCAACAGTAAACCCAGCGGCAGGTAATGTCCCTTGTGGTAAAGCTTTATAAGCTGTTTCAAGCCCTGTTTTATTACCAAGTTCAGTTAAACCTTTTCCCGCCAACTCTAATCTGCTTGGCTGGTTTTGTACAATTCGACTAATATTTTCTTGTGTACCTTGCTGTATTCCTTGTTGCGCATTTTGTCTGGCAGCTTCTTTTATAGCTTCATCTGGTGGTAAACCTTCTTCGACTAATTGAGCTGCGCTTACTTGTCCTGCTTGTGCGCCTTGCTCTGCGGATTGTTGAGCTATCTGCCCTATTGCATCTGTACCAGCATCTGCCGCCGCACCAGCCCCTGCCGCAGTTAACCCCGCACCTAATCCGGCACCACCATAAGCACCAAGCCCTGCCATCAATCCAGCATTTAAATCGTGTTTAGCAATACCGTATCCAGCACCAACCATTAAAGCTGCGGCAGGTGCGCCAATTCCAGTCATTGCTAAACCAGCACCGAGCACCATCGGTAACATTGAATCGAGAAACCCAGCTTCAGGTAAGCCAGTATGGGGGTTAATAGTAAGAGAGCCACCAGCAGATTTAGCTAGTTTTTGAAGTCCACGCAACTCGTTGGATGACATGTGCACAAGCTGATCATCTGGACCACGCCCGTATTGTTTTAAGTATTCCGCCGTATGTGCCAGACTCATATCATACCTCTCTTAATTTCTCATATATTAACATTAAAATAACGCCGATACAAACGTCATTGTGGCAACTGCTGACTGTGTTGAAGGTTTAGTTGGCGTACCGCTTGCGGCATAAAAAGGGATTGTTACATCCGTGCCGTTTGAGGTTGACCAAATAATCTGTATGTAGTCATTAGCTGCCATTGAAACATAATAATTCCAACCATAAAGAGCATGTGATGGGTTACCAGCTGACTTTCTTGGAAGCATACCGATAACACCAGTAGACCCCGGAATGTCCGTACCATTTTGTCTAAGCCAGATGTATACATCTTCTGTTGCAGTTGAAAGACTTTGAAGTTGAACACTAAATTGTAAGTTGTAAATACCAGCATACGTTGGGGTGATGTTGGTACTGTTTGCTATAGTAAAACCGTTTATAAAATCATTGGTGTTAAAAGTTAACGCAGTTGCTGTATTTGTAGCCGTTGTTTGGGTTACGCTAGATGATATAGCCGCATACGGAAAGTTAATGTATGTCCCACCAGCACCCGTGCTTAACGGCGCAGCAAAGTTATCTATCTGGTTAAAGTAAAGACGTAAGACATTCAGAATCTGATCTTGATATTGCTGGGCATACGATACTGGAGCAACAGGTAAATTAGGTGCTTTTGGTGGGCGTAGAGGGATTGTTTTGAGTGCGGTCATTATGCATTACCCCAATGTATGCGCTCAAGCTCTTTACGAGCAATTGCAGCTTCTTCCGCTGTATCAAATACTTTGGAATAATATTTTTTCTTCATAGAAGTAACATAAGCATAATATTTTTTACCATTAAAAATCACGCCTTTTACTTGTGATTTACTAGATTCTCTAGTTTTGACATTTCTTGCCTGCACTGTGGGTGATGCCCACCGTACATTATTAGGCTCGTAATTTCCAACTGGATCAATTCTATCTAATGTTTCTGTGCCGACTGGCTCTCCCATAGCATCTCTAAAAGCAGTGTAATCCATCCATTCTGGATAAACAGATATTCCTTTAGCGCCATAGCGTTTGTAGTCTTTATCTTTTGGATTTGTACATCTACGAATCATAGCTCTCCAAGAGTTATAAGAAGCATTTTTCCAGCCGCCATGTTTAAAATTTGGAATAACACATCCACAAGATTCGGTATTTCCTGTAACTAAGCTCCCAGAGACTACATTAACTTCATTGCCACAATCACAACGACATTTCCATAGTACTTTTTTTAAAGCATTACGCCCTGCTTGTTCAATAGCAACAAGTTTCCCAAAGCGCTGTCCCGTGCGGTCTACTAATTTTGGCATAACAAATCTCCAATAAGTTAAGAAGATTTTATTATACACTTTACTTTTCCTACTGTCCACTTATCTACGTCCATCAGGTCTGATATCTATACGAGGGCTACCTAACTGCCATGCCGTACCTACTGTGTTGGACTCAATCCTGAATGCCATCTGTCTACCTCTTAGACGAGTCATCACCTGACCATCAAATTGTTGGACTGTATAAACTTGATTGGTTGGGCTAAATGGTTGTGGAGCACCTCTTAAAGTATTTGATCCACCATAAGAATTAACCGCTGGGTTATCTGCCGCTCCGTATGCAGTTCCTGAGTTTTGTCTTGGTGCTACCGTCATAGTAACAACAGGATAGCCGTTATTAGAGCCGTTAAAGTTAACGTCTGGCAATATCCTCCACACAAAACCAAAATTATGTCCATCGCCAATATCAAAATCAGAGGACTGAATGTAAGCATCAATAGGTAAAGCAGTTCCCGTAGCAACATCATCCACTCCATTTTCTTGATAGAGCAACCTGCCGTTGTAGTCGGCGGCGATAGGATAGTTGTAAACTCCAGTTTCTAGCCATGCAGTACGAGCCATTGTGCCGTAGTACCAGACCTGATCTAAATAGTTGTAAATGACGTAACGGTCAACCGTCTGACCACCACCGCTGGTGCTAGGGTAGAACCACCAAACTTCATTGTAAGCTTCGTTCGCCCCACAGAATATCTGATATGACTGAGCTTGGTTTAAATCTTCAAAAATGTATTGGCGTAACGAGCACGGTAAAGTTTGCACAGAACCAGAATAGACATAGAACTTCTCCTTACCCATCCAGTACGTTACGTTGTTTACTGTAACCATAGAGTTTGGCGATATAACAGATATGTTATCCATCAGAACTTGAAAACCCCAGACGTAGGGAGGTCCAAGATATTGCATCGAGTAAAGCGCAGAATCAGTCCAGACTAGAATCTCTTGGCGAGTTGTACGTGCCGCCATAATGTAAGAGCCGTTTGTTAATGAAAACTCACCAGACTGGTTTGTTGTTTGTGGAATCCATTGATATGGATTAGCTTGATCGGACCAACGAACAAGCATTGGGTTAAAGGTAGTATTGGCGTTATTTGGGCTATATGGATTAGAACCAAACGCAATAATAAACTGCTGAATAGATGAAGATATAACCTGTAAAGTTTCGATCGGAACAAACGCCCCAGCATAAGAAAGGTTATATGTTCCTGAACTAATCGCAGTCGTAGCCGATGCTGGCGCAGTAAATGTTAACGAGACTGTTGTTGAGCCTGTAATATAAGCCGCTGACACTTTAGTATTGGCAGGTATACCTGTGCCTGTGATAACCATATTAGGGTAAATACTATTTGCAAAGAGCGTACTTACGGTAGCGGTTGTAGCACCGGAAGCAAACGATATGTCGGTAGTTGCTGTAAGAGTTAATGCGGTTGTAGTGTTAGCTAAATCAGATAAATACTTTGCTCTAGTAGTTACGCCACCAGAATCTTGCCAATAAAAAATAGGACCGCCACGAGGTGCAATAACTAAGTCTTGTCCAAAGTTATCGTTTGACCATAAACGCAAAGTCTGTGTAACACCTGAAGTATATCCACTACCCCAACCGCCTCGACCCCATGGACCCACACCCCACCCAGTACCGGGAACGTAAGTGTTTGCACCGGCAGGGAACTCATAATATGTGCTGGTAATTGCCGCAGATGTAGCCGCAGATGTTGCTGGTGTTGTGGCTAAAATAGTATAAGTTGTAGAAGATGGAACTGTAACGACCATATATTCTACGTACTGCCCAGCAGTTGATAAAGTAATACCGCCTACAGTAATCGCACTAGATGCATTGTAAAAGCAAAGATAATCGCCTTGGTTTGGGTTATAAGCCGTATCGGTAATTAAAATAGTATACGCAGCTACTACAGCTCCTGTTGTATGCGAAGCGGCAGTTGTTCCACCATAACCACGGGTTAACCCTGATAAGACGTTACCCGCTTTAGCACCGTAAGCTATCTTTTCTGTACCAATTAAAATTACGCCAGAAGAAGCAAATGATGTTCCAGCTGTGACTGTTAGCGATGTTGCGCTGGCAGTGATTGTGCCGTTTAGCGTAGAGTATCCAGTAGATGCAGTGGCTGTGGTTGTTGTAGTAGAGAACGGTGTTATATCATTGTAATAACCACCACTAGAGATGTAGTATTTAACGCTGGTGCCAACACCTAAATAGTAATTGCCGTTCAGGTCAATCCAGCTCCAGAGCGATCGGCACAGCCCTAAGAATTGATTAGCAGATTGTTGAACCCAACCACCAATCTTTTCAGGGAATCCAGAACGGAATCGGATTTTATCCCCATCGTACCAGCCACCCTCATTAGAGTATTCAGTACCTTCTCGGTTTAATCCTGGACGGAATTGAAGTTTTTGTAAAGGCATGGGGGTTTACCCTAACATAGATTCAGAGATTGTTTTAACTTCTGCTACACGATTTAACCAACCTTTACCGAATACAGGGAATGTTTTTAATGATTGGTAAAAATCTTGTTTTAGTTTACTAAACTTTGCGATGATTTCTTGAGGGTTAGCCTTTTGAATAGCCGATAAGCTCTTAGGTCCCAACACGCCATCCGCAGTAACTCCAACTGCCTCTTGTAAGATTTTGGTAGCCCTAGCCACGCCCATATTAACAGCAGCATCAAATACGGCATAATCAACACCAGATGGCAGAGCATCAGCACAGACTTTATCCCAATAGAGTTGTTTGTATAAATTATACACGTCTTCATCAGGGATTACCCTAAGTTGTTCCTTAGTTATGTATTGATTTCGCTTCCATTCACGGTAAACACTAAGGGTTATCCCTTTCATTGTAGCTCCGCCCGGATCTTGGGGGTTGTCCGACCAAAGTCCTTCGCTCTTTAAAACATGAAGTAGGGCAACGTCAAAATTCTCTTTCATTTTGTATCCGCAGGTGTGGATTTCCACAACATCTCATCTTTTTGTCTTGAGCCCGAACTAGAACCAAAGTAGAAAGACAAGACTAACATCAGGGCACTATCTAACGTACCGAGTACACGAGCAATCAACTCACGCATCTCTTGAGCAATCATGTGGGTTAAAAGAAAGTATTGGATAATTGCCCAAGCCGTAACGACTAAAACAGAAAGTAATGGGGGCACAAAACTATTGGTGGCAACTTGCATATCACGAGCAGACTTACGGTCATCCGTTGCAAGCTTCTCAAAGTTTAAACCAAGTTCTTGTGCTTTAGCCTGTAGTTCTAACTCAGCTTGTTTTAAAGACGATAGCTGATCGGCAGTAAGTTTTCCTGACTCAATGGTAGATTGCACATCTTTTTCGTCTATATCAAGTGCTTTAGCTACGGCTGTAACAGCTAAACCTGCAAGAGGACCACCCAATGCAGTTGCTATACCGGGAGCTATCTGTGCAAGCCAAGACATTAATATTTTCCTTCTGCAAACACATTTACAAAAACAGTTTCATCTTCTAATGCTTCAATCTCATGCCACTCACTTGCAGGTAAATTAAGAGGTTGCGAATACTTGTTAATTGTATAACTACGACCTTCTAAACTAACTAAACAACTTCCTGAATTACACATAGTTGCATGACTAAACCCATGTTGATGTTTAGGCAAGCCTTCACCTTTATTAGCATGATAAACATTTATTTGAGCATTATCATAAGTAAAACTATGAGCTATAACAAGAGATTTCATGCTTGTTTAACCCCTGTTGTTAAGGGCTCAATTGATACAACAACGGGTTTTGATTGATTAGTTGTTACTACCGTTCCATCCCAAATAAACCCAATTTGACCAACGCCCATAACTTCAGTTAACACATAATCAGTTTTAGTTGTATTCAAAACCCAAACAATTGCAGGGGTAGTTATTTGAATTAACATAGTAGCATTTGCTGGCGGAGTCCATTCTGACCCACCATCCCACACTACTAAATCTGTTACAACATCATCTTGTATTTGTAAATAATTTTGGGTCATTTTTATTCCTTACCATTCAACTACACAAATGCCAGCAGAACCGTTATAAGGTGCTCCACCATAACCTCCACCGCCACCACCAACAGTTACTGATACAGTTCCACCGGGGGTTAATCCATTTACCCATACAAAACCATATCCACCATATCCACCGGAACCTCCATAAATAGTTGGGCAACAACCTCCACCACCATTTTGACCAACGCCCCCATTTCCGTAACTAGATGTTTCTCTTGCTATATATTTTGTATACGTAGAAGAAAGCGAACCTGATGAACCACTAGTTGTGTTGTTACCGCCAGTCCCACCTGATGCTGATGCATAAGCTCCGAAACTTGTTGTACCTCCTGTCCCACCAGCTCCACCTGCTCCACCTTGCCCTCCACCACCCCCACCACCTATTAGTGTTAGTTTTACTGAAGTTACACCAGTTGGAACTGTAAACGTCCCTGATGAACCAAACACTTGAGCCTGTTGCCCAATATATGCAGAAGCTGATGCCGCAGTTGTCTGCGTTGTTGCATCTGGAAAGGTTATAGCTGTTCCGCTAACTGTTATTGACATTTAAATCTCCTTAAGGTGTTCCACCAGCTTGACTACTGCCAAGTGTTATAAAGTTTCCTGAACTATTTAATGATGCTATAGTAGTTGCTCCATATTTAAAAATCAATTTACCACCAGACTCTTGTACCGTAAAATTTGTAGTAGTCAAATTAGTGGCGTTAGTGGCATTTGTTGCATTAGTGGCGTTTGATGCGCTTGTTGCTGTTGCTGCATTACCACCGATGCTTAAACCAGCGGCGTTTCCTGTTAAACCTGTACCCGGTCCGCTAAATTGTGTTGTTGCTGTAAATGTTGTTGCTTGATAAGCATTCGTAGTTACAAGTTGGCTTGCTGTTGTTGCAGTTGTTGCTGACGTAGCAGTTGAAGCACTATTTGCAGTTGCAGCATTTCCTAAAATATTAATATTCCAAGTTCCACTAGCATTGGTTCCCGTTGTGCTCGGTGCTCCGATCGTATTATAAGAAACGGTAATGCTAGCGCTGTTGTTAAATGCTGTACCTGAACTTGCACCTGTACCGCTATTATTAAATGTAACAGAGTTAGTGATCACCGTGCTACCCGTACTAGCCCAAGCAAATGCCGAACCATTCCAAGACAAGTATGTAACACCTGAAGTTGGGGCGGTTATAAACGAGGTTGCTCCTGCCCCTGTTTGATATGCTATTTGGTTTGCGGCACCACTAGCTAAGTTTGTTGCGGTTGTTGCACTTGTAGCACTTCCTACGGATAATGAGCTTTGTGCTACATATTGCGGTGCTGTTGCTCCAGCAGTTAAAACATAATTTGTAGTTCCTAAACCTAGCGTAGATGTTGCACCTGTACCTGTCTGATAAACCAAAGAGCCTACTGAACCGCCAGCCACATTACTTGTGGTTGTAGAAGTCGCAGCATTTCCACCAATCGACAGACTAGATGCTGTGCCTGTAAGGTTTGTGCCCGGCCCACTAAAGTAACCTGTAGCCGTAAAGTTAACACCAGAATAAGAGTTACTTGAATTTAAAGCATTAGCAGTCGCTGCCGTACCAACAGACAATGTAGATTGAGCTACGTATTGAGGAGCACTTGCCCCCGCTGTAAGAACGTAGTTTGTTGTTCCCAAACCTAAAGTAGATGTTGCTCCAGAACCTGTCTGGTATACAAGAGATCCAGCTGCTCCACCGGCTACGTTAGTAGCAGTAGTCGCACTACCAACAGTTAAACTAGCTTGCGAAATGTATTGTGGCGCACTTGCGCCAGCAGAAAGAAGGTACGTATTTGTACCTAGATTTAAAAATGATGTAGCTCCAGAGCCAGACTGATAGGCTATAGCACCTGCTGTGCCGTTTGCTAGATTAGTTGCTGTAGTAGCTGAAGTTGCTGTTGCTGCATTACCACCAATAGAAAGACTTGTTGCAGTTCCTGTCAAACCAATACCAGAACCACTAAATATATCAGCCGTTAAAGTTCCTGATACGGAGTTTGATGCTGGTTTAAAGTCTGTCCCATCACAATAAACAATCATTGCAGATGGTGTTGCTGTATAAGGTATGGTTACTGTTGTGCCTGTGGTAGCACCAATAGTAATAGCGGCATTGGTTTTGTTTACAACAACATATACTTTACTGACTAAAGGTGCAACGATTTGATTAAACGACCCCGGACTTCCGTTGGCAATAATAACCATCTTACGGGATTCATCAGTTGCGTAATTGATAACGCTAAGAGTGTAATTGGCAGAACCACTAAACGTAATACTTGCTACACCAGCAATTGAGTCATCAATCAACTGCATATTTGTATTAGTGGAAGACCCCCAAGTACCTGACTGATCACCAGTAGTAATTTGCTGTAACTGTAAACTAGTTGTAGGTGTAGACATATAAGTCCTTATTTAATCACGGGTAATTGTTATACACAGGCACCCAAGTTCCATTTTGATTGTCATTAATTGCAATCCAGCCACGTTGCACTAAGTTATCTAATAATACCAAGTTTTCTGTAGATTGACTAGTGAACGAAGCAATAACTGTAACGGAATCTGCTGGGTTTAAATTTTCTGCTATTTGACCTACAAAAGAGGCTGTTACGGCTTGTGTATTGGCGGCTGTAATGTTCTCTGTTATTGCGGTGTTGTAGATTTTTACTACTAAACTTGAATCTGCCGCAGTAATTGCTTCCGACAAACTAGATACAAAAGCAGTTATAACAGATTCTAAATCAGCTAAATTAGTGCTTTCGGATATAACTGCTGAGAAAGTTGCAACGGTAGATTCGGTATCAGCTACCCCAAGACTTTCTAAAACCACTGTAGCAAATGTAATTGTGTAAGTGCTTGAATCAGCAAACGTAATGTTTTCGGTAGTTACTGAATTTTGTGTTCGGATTACTACGCTAGCATCGGCATAATTAGCAGCTTCTGTAATAAATGCGGCAAATGAGACCACCGCAGATTCACTATCGTCAACACTAATAGCTTCACTAATAGCAGTAGCAAAAGCAAAACTAACCGCTTCAAAATCCGCTAAATTAGTATTCTCGGTAATTGCTACAAGGAAGGCATTTGTTACTGTAGACGCATCAGCAATGGTTAAAGCTTCAGATATTGCCGCTGAGAATGTAAGGGTTAAATCTTGTACGTCTGTTACTGATGAAATAGCTTCTACAACAGATACAGAAAACGTGGCAATAATAGCCTCTACATCTAAATCAGACAGAATAGGTTCTGAAATAAATGCGCTTGTAAAGGCATACCCCTGATTCATAAACGGGGTAGAACCAAGGGATTGTCTACCGAACATAGATATCCTTAAAGGGGGCAAAGCCCCCATACTACATTAGATTGGAACTTCTTCCCATTGGAATGTGCTTAACAATGA